TTCGCAATAGCAATAGCCAAAACATCTGTCGAGCCAACCACTCACTAAACTGGCACACACCAGCTCGCTTCGCTCGCCCGCCGGTGCTATGCTGTGTGAACACAGATGAGAGACAGTGCCAGTGCGTGTTAAGCTGAAAGACACAACATTTATCCTTGGTGATAAACCAATCAAGACACTGTTATGGTGTAACAAAGTACCAAAGGGTAAGCGTAACAAACCAGCTAAAGTGAATGGTATTCAGCATCATGAAATCAGTGACGCTATGGAACATGTGTACTACATGCCAGTCAACTAAGTGGCACAACCCCACTTGACTTTTGCCTCAACCTGTGCCATACTAAAAGCATGATCAAACAAGACATGAATCGCTCCCATCTCATCTCTGCTCTTCATCACGAGTACGAGTTTCTTTGCCATGATGACTTCGATCCTGATGTTGATCCTACTCCTGATGAGTATCTAGAGATGCTTCAACATCTTAGCGATGACGAGCTTATCAACGAGTCAGGTGCTGACGACTTAGACGAGTTCATTCGCCACTGGCTCTAACTGACTGTTACACTTTCCCATCACTTAGTGTTGGGTTTCTGTAGCACTCAACGCTACACACATTCACTCACTTTTTCCAACATGTTCAACACAATCGTTCCTGTTCGTTCCTCTGATGCTGTCTATTTCATGACTGCTAATCCTTTGACTGGTACTGTTAACGTTACCTTCAAAGGTGGCAACAGCTATAAGTATAGCGGTGTCAGCCGTCGTGCTATCATTAACCTTCTTGCTAATCCTAACATGTCTCTTGGCTTCTGGGTTAACGCTAACTGCGTCAATACCAAGCGTGCTAGTGTTGACTTCCGTTATGCTATTGCTGTCTGAGTTAACCTTTCATCCTTCATTAGTTAACACTTTTTCACTCACGTTTAACATGTTCTTCCAACCTTCCAACTTCACCTCTTCCAACATCCGTAACATCCGTCTTAACCTTGAGACTAACCAAGTGATTGTTCAGTTCATCAACAACGCTAAGACTTACCTCTACGATAACGTAAACAGTGAGGCTATGCTTGACTTTTTCTACGGTGAGTTTGAGTCGGTAGGTAAGTTTGTCAATGCTTATTGCAAGGGCAATCGTTATACCGTTGTTGGCTGATGTCTTGTGAGGTGGGTAACTTACTCACCTCTTTTCTTCCACACATTGTTTCACATTCACACACGTATGCTGTTCTACACCAAAGAACTTACCAAAGCTCTCGAAGAACGTTTCGATGACATAGACGAGATCTACGATATTGCCAATTACGGTTGTTCTATCGGTGTCTCTGGTTTTGTATATTACCACGAGACAACTAAGTTCTTCCATGAGTTTGAAGATGACGTAGAAGATGTATGTCATGACACGCTAGGTGAAGACTTTATGGAGCAACTCTCCAGAGGTACGACTAGCATTCCCAACCTCATTCAGGTGATGGTTTGGCATACTATTGAGACGTATTGTCAGCGAGTTATGAATGACGAAGAGGAGGGTAAGTACGCCTAGTAACTAACCCGAACGGGATTCACATTCATATTATCAAGGACGCAGCTATGCATCACCAAGACACAGTGTACGATCTAGTTAACAGCCTCACAGGTTGTTGTAACTATTGGACAGGATTGTTCATGCGTGATCCGTTTAGCGCGTTAACGTATGTTGATCCTTGGCATGAGCGTAAAGAAGCTCATCTGGATCTTTATCGTTACCTTACTTACATCAACGAGGAGTGTTACGAATGATTAGTCAAGAGAATCGAGAGTTTGTTAACTTTCTCTTCGATAAGCTTGTGTCTCACGTAGACATGGCTATGCTGGATTTGCATGAGTCTGATTCATGCGACGATCACCTTCAATTGGAGTTACTTTGTGACTAACGCTATCCACGACACATCCGTTAAGGTTGATGTCTTCCCTGATGAGTTCTTTCCACTGCTCAAGGTAATTAACACGGCTATTGCTGATCCTGACAGGTTTGCGTTAACTGATGATGAGTTAAAGAAGATCACGTCATTTCAGAATGACTTTACTGACACTGCATTTGAGCACGGAGTATGAAACCTAACATCCGAGCCTTACTTGATCGCTGCATTCGTGAGGGCATAGATCATGCATTCCTCAATACGGATGTAGAAATTAGCGATACAGCTAGCTATAAGTTAGCTGATGAGATCGAGAGTCGCATCTGGCTCTACATTGACGATTATTTTACATTCACTGACAATGACTGACTACAAACAACAAGCGATTGAGTATTGTCTGAATACGTTTAACTTTGAACGTGTCCATAAGGTAATGACTCACATTGACTGGAAGTGGGCAACAACTGATGGTTACAAAGTACCTACATTAGTACAGCTAATCCTTGCTGCACAGAAACGTCTTAATGACTCATGGGATAGGAAGGCTACTACATCAAGTGGCGGCATTGAGGCTGTCTATGTAGAAGCATCTTATGAAAACGGGAAGCTTGAGCCCCCAGGACTTGAGCTTAGGTTTATCCTTACTGATACCCAATCTTACTAAACATCTATGACTAAATCCAAGGAGTGGCTAATCTTTAACGCTGTTAAATGTTGGCTACATTATTGTTCAACCACAACAGAATACACTGATGAGTATTACAAACTACGTGATGAGTACGAGGCTCTACTAACTCAAACCGAGGAAGTAGAAGAAACCAAGGACGCACCAACCACTACACGTACAACCCGTAAACGTCCCTACGTTAAATGATGACCCAAGAACATCTGATTACTCCGCCGCCTGAGTTGATACAGCACTGGCTAGGAAACTATTTTGGCTGCATTGTCAGCGGTGAGCTATCCCCCTCTGAGACTTTCCTTGCCACCCAAGCCGCCCAATGGGGCGCAGACCAAGAGCTGGAGGCGTGCTGTGAAGTGCTTAATGAGCACAACCCGAGCACGTATTGGGGTGAACTACTCCGCTCACGCCGCCGCCCCAAGCCGCCGAGCTTGAAGGAGCAGGCGCTTGATGCCCTCACCCTTCTATGCAAAGGGCCGGACGCAGCAGCTTTTGTGACGTGTAGAGACACCATCCGCCGCGCCCTTGAATCAATCCCTGACTAGTGCTATTTATGACCCAACCACGTCTATACGAGGTGACCCTAAGTTCAGGCACTATACATTTGTTAGCGCCCGATTCTGAAGCTGCTGCATGGATAGCTTTAGAGTTGTCCCACGAACAAGATGATGAATTAATCAATGTGAGGCAAGCTGATGAGTGGTAAGAAGTATTATGCAAACAACTGGCAAGAATACAAAGATGCACCTGATGAGATGTTTGTTCCTCATACATTTGAGGAAGTTATGTCTTGGAAGGTAGCAGGTTGGGAACTACCTAGTTCTGTATGTTGCATCATTCGTGCAAGTACGGATAAAGGTAAGATCAAAGAGTATGTCTATCAAAAGCGTCATGCTGCTGAACAAAAGGTAGCAGAGTTGATGAGAGATGGTGTAGAGTTTACTGTTTGCACCGATGAACAAATCCATTTCATTTCACCACACTACGAAGAAGATGAGTCTGATCACGATTGAGCAATTTGAAGAGCTTAGTGAAGATTATCCTGAGCTTGCGCAACTGATTCACATTCACGACACGGAGGATTGTATTGACGACACAAGCCGAGATTGATGAACAGATCAAGTTCGAGCGAGAGGCTATTGCATTAGGGTTACAACGTCTATACAAGAACACACATGACTTAGAGGATAAGAGTTACGCATCTGCTAGTGTCTATGGTAACGCATCTATTGATGTACTACTACCTAAACTTGTTAAGTACATTGAGGATACTACACATGATAGGCTTAAGCGAGGTACTGGGCATCAATTTCAACTCATTAAAACTTATGTCGTACAGCTAGAACCATTAGCAATTGCTACCATTGCTTTGAAGATTACCTTTGATAAGGTTTTTTCATACAAAGATAAAGCTAATCAGCTTGTCAATGTGTGTGATACTATTGGAACTGGTGTAGAAAATGAGTGTCAGATGAGACACTATGAAAGGGTAGCACCTGGACTTCTTACTTCATTAAAGAAGAACTACTGGCACAAATCCATTGGCACTCAACAGAAACTAACGGTCGTCAAGACATTGATGAACCGCCATAATAACATCCCTAAGTGGGAAGCATGGGGTAGGGATAACCGTGTTAAGTTAGGTGGTTGGCTGCTAGATTGCATCATGCAAGTTAGTGGTTGGTTTGAAAAGTACATCGAACGAGATAGAAACCGTAAGACACAGTTTGTTGTCCCTACTGCCTACTTCATGGACATCAAGGACGCACTGATGAAAGAGGCTGAACTATTTAGCCCTCTTGCATGGCCAATGCTTATACCTCCCAATGATTGGAGCAACGAGCAAGCAGGTGGCTACATGCTCAACGAGGTGATGAACGGGCATAAGCTAGTGCGTCGTGGACATGGCGGATGTATACAGGGGGAGAGACCCCTGGAGTTTCTGAACAAGATTCAGAAGGTAGCCTACTGTCTAAATCCGTTTATCGTAAGAGTAGCGGAGGAGTTAGATGAGAAGGGAATACAAATAGGTAAGTTTCTACCAGTAGTAGAACATCCCCTACCTCCTAAACCAGTAGACATAGCTGAGAATAAAGAAGCTAGGAAAGCTTATAGGAGAGAGGCAGCAGAAGTAAGGAATAGACAAGCTAATGAGTTTAGGAAGTCATGTAGAACTCGCATGACAATGGAAGCAGTAAAGAGGTTTAAAGGAAGAGAGAAGTTCTATATTCCGTGGTCTTTTGACTACAGAGGTAGAGCTTATCCAATTCCTGCCTTTCTAACTCCTCAAGATACAGACTTTGGAAAAAGTTTGTTGAGAAGTTATGAAGAAGCTTTTATGACTCCTGAAGCTGAGGAGTGGTTAGCATTTCAGGTAGCTACTACTTGGGGTCTTGATAAAGCTCCTATGTCTGAGCGATTAGCTTGGGTTAAAGATAATTCCACATTCATCAAGCGCATTGTATTAGATCCTATTGGGTGTCTTTCTGAATGGGAGGTAGCTGATGAACCTTGGCAGTTTCTTGCAGCTTGTGAGGAGTACTACCATTGTGTCTTAGCTTGTGACCGCCAATTCACCGGTCTATTTGTTGCCACAGATGCTACATGTTCAGGTCTACAAATCCTTGCAGGTCTTGCACGAGATTGTTCTACTGCTAAGCTTGTTAATGTCTTACCTAGTGATAAACCACAGGATGCTTATAAAATCGTAGCAGAGACTGCCAAGCCGTATTGTCCAGCTTCTATTAGAGAACATCTCGATAGAAAGGTGGTCAAACGTGTAGTCATGACTATACCATATAATGCTAAACCATACTCAAATCGTGGGTACATCAAGGACGCACTAAAGGAGAAAGGTATTGAGATTGAGAAAGAGGATCTAACCAAAACAGTCAAAGCTGTTAGAGATGCTATGGAGGAGGTCGTTCCTGGTCCTATGGCTGTCATGTCATGGATTGAATCTGAAGTCTCCAAAGCTATTGACAGCGGTAAGACTGAGTTAACCTGGACTACACCATCTGGCTTTGTCGTCACTCAACGGCTGATGAAGAAAGAGAAGGTGACAGTTAAGCTACAGTTGTTAGGTCGTTGTGAATTACAGGTTGCTGTTGATGACTCAAAGGAGGTAGATAAGCAACACCACAAGAACGCAACAGCTCCTAACCTTATTCACAGTCTTGATGCTAGCCTTCTACATTTGAGTGTCTTACGTTTCAACGCCCCTATTGCACTCATCCACGATTCAGTATTGTGTCGTGCTACAGACATGTCTACCCTCTCCACTATTGTGAGGCAGACTTACATGCACCTATTCGCGGAGCATGATTACCTACTAGACTTCGCTTCACAGATTGGAGCGGAGACTGACCCACCGATCATCGGAGATCTGGAACCAGAATCCGTTATCGAATCCACCTATTTCTTTTGCTGAAATGCCCCAAACCATCCACGTTACCCAAGAGCCTGTGATCCTTGAAGGTTACCAGGCTATCCTCAAACCAAGTAAGTTCGGTTACTCGCTTGGTGCTATTGTTGATCAATCCCTTGTTGAGAAGCTTGAAGAAGATCGAGCTGATACTCTCAAATGGGCTGAGTCTAAACTAAAGAACCCGAAGCGTTCCACTCTGAAGCCTGAACCTTGGGAGGAGGTGTCTGATGGGAAGTACAAGGTCAAGTTCAGTTGGAATGAGGAAACGAAGCCACCTGTCGTTGATACAGAAGGAACTCCTATTGCTGACCCCAACACCCCGATCTACAGTGGCTCTACTGTCAAACTTGCGTTCCGTCAGAAGCCATATATCCTCCGTGATGGTGTCACCTATGGAACGAGTCTTAAGCTTGTCGGTGTCCAAGTCGTTACGGTTGGATCTGCTGCTGGTGTTGATACAGGCGATCTTGGTGAAACTGAAGTGGCAGCTCTCTTTGGTCAAACTAAAGGTTACAAAACTTCGGAACCGAATGTAACCTCCACACCTGAGATTGAGGAAGATGATTTCTAATGCCTAAATACCGTTCAGGTCTTGAAGAGAAGGTTGCTGATCTTCTCTCAAGCTTGAAGGTAGAGTTTGAGTACGAGTCAACCAAAGTTCCATACGTTCTTCAATGCAACTACACACCCGACTTTCTTTTACCGAATGGTGTCTTCTTAGAAACAAAGGGACGCCTGACGGAGGAAGACCGAAGGAAGATGATCGCAGTGAAGAAAGCGAATCCCGACTTAGATATTCGATTCGTCTTTCAAGCACCTTATAATAAGATCTACAAAGGATCTAAGACCACCTATGCAAAGTGGTGCGAAAAGCACGGCTTCCAATACTGTTCCTTTCACTCAATCCCACTCGAATGGCTAACCTGACTTACGGCACACCTGAGTTCTATGCAGAAGGCTTCAGTGATTACCTCGCTGATGTTGATGCTGAAAACCCTAACACAGCGCAGAACCTGATTGAAGGTTTCTACCTAGCACTTGATTCCTGGTTTGATTATCACGATGCACAAGCACGAGCATATGCAGAAATGCGAAAGCGAGTTCGTCAGGCACTTACCGTGTGATGTGTGTGGCAGTAGTGATGCAAATAGTCTCTACACTGATGGGCATACCTACTGCTTCTCTTGTAACAATTACGGACACACGGAGGAATCATTTCACATTCACACCAACAAAATGTCTATTGCAATCAGAGGTTCTGCTGTACGATTAGGTAAGCGAAATATCTCTGAGAAGGTATGCCAACAGTATAAGATCTATCGTGATGGTGATGTCTTACGGTTTCACTACTACGATGAAGATGGTATACTGATTGGATGTAAGACTAAGACCAAAGCCAAAGACTTCTATTATGAGGGACAATCACCTACCTGCCTCTTTGGACAGCATTTGTTTCCCTCCACTGGAAAACGAGTTGTCATCACTGAAGGGGAACTTGATGCAGCTTCATGTAGTGAGGCTATGCCGGGGTGGCCGATGGTATCTCTACCTAGCGGTGCCGCTGCGGCAAAGAAGTCGATTCAACGGGCTATCCCCTGGCTCCAGGGTTATGAGGAGATTATCCTGTTCTTCGACAATGACGAGGCGGGCCGTAAGGCAGCGGAGGAAGCAGCAGGGGTACTACCACCTGGCAAGTGCAAGATCGCCCGTCTGGAAGCGTACAAGGACGCGAGCGACGCGCTTCAGGCGAATGACAGTGAGTCAATACGTCGGGCTATTTGGGACGCTAAACCGTACCGGCCAGACGGAATTGTAGATGGTAAATTACTTTTAGAGTTAGTCACCACACCAACACCACCAGCAGACCATGAGTATCCTTTTCAAGGAATCCAAGACAAACTACACGGGATCAGGTTTGGAGAGCTTGTCACGATTACTGCAGGAAGTGGGATCGGAAAGTCCAGCTTCTGTCGTGAACTCGCAACTCATTTGTTACGTAAAGGCGAACGGGTCGGTTACTTGGCACTTGAGGAATCCAACCGTCGTACAGCTCTCGGACTGATGTCCGCAGCAGTTGGTAAATCACTACACATTGGAGAACATGACCGAGCTACTCTCACCCAAGCATATCAAGACACTCTTGCTAACTGGAATCTTTTTCTTTTCGACGGCTTTGGTTCTTTTGATCCTGATCTCATCTACAACCGAATTGAGTACCTGGCAACGGGTCTTGATACAAGGGTAATCTTCCTTGATCACCTCTCTATTCTGTTGAGTGGTCTTGATGGTGATGAGCGTCGAATGATTGATACCACCATGACTAAGTTGCGTTCTCTTGTAGAGCGTACTGGTGTCGCCATGTTCCTTGTCTCTCATCTACGGAGAACATCTAGTGATCAAAACCATGAAGAGGGTGCCCGCGTCACTCTGGGACAGCTGCGAGGAAGTGCAGCAATTGCACAGTTGTCTGACGGAGTTATTGCACTTGAACGAAACCAGCAGAGCACATCTGGAGGAGGTGATACGACTGTGCGAGTCCTCAAGAATCGCTATTCAGGCGAGGTTGGCGTCGCGTGTCGGCTGAGCTATGATCTAAATACCTGTAAATTCAAAGAGACTAAATCTGATGAAAGCTTCGATCCAACGACAGATTTCTGAGGACGGTTATTTTAAGTACCTCAGTATGGAAAACGATCCCTGCATTAACTCTGATCTTCCTGACATCCCGCGTGAAGATCGCATGACGGTTGTCTTTTATGAGCAAAAAAATGGCACTTGGCTAACGGCTTATAGCCCAAAACCTCCCACCACCGAGGCAATCAAACGAGCACAATTCGTTGATAAAACTTATGTCTGGCAAGGTGCTGCTCCGAAGGCTCAACCTTCTTGAGTTGATGATCTTTATCACAAACCTATTTATTGTTGCTGGTGTAATACGACACTGGAATGACGCTAATTTTTGATCTGGAATCGAACGGACTCGTTCATGATGTTACCCACATTCACTGTCTTGGCATCTATGATACGGAGACTGACAAAACCCTTGTCTACAATGATGAGGGGAATACTGAACCGATTGTCCGTGGGATACAAAGGCTTGAAGACGCTGACTGTATTGTCGGGCATAACATTATCAATTATGATATACCTGTCATTCGTAAACTTTTTCCCTGGTTTGACAGGAGTGGTCTCGTTCTTGATACTCTTGTTCTCAGCCGCATATGTCATGCTGATATTCTGAAGACCGATCAGAAAAGAAATTGGAAGAACATGCCTCTCCAACTTTATGGTCGCCATTCTCTTGAAGCCTATGGGTATCGATTAGGTGAATATAAAGGAGAGTTTGGAAAGACAGCAGATTGGAAAGAATGGAGTCAAGAGATGCAAGATTATATGGTACAAGACGTTGTTGTTACGACTAAACTTTGGAAACACTTTCAACCATTCCTAAATGGATCGCACTAGAGCATCGTGTCGCAGAAATCCTCACCGAGCAAGAATTACATGGATGGTTTTTTGATGAGCCAGCTGCATGGGAACTTGCACAAACTCTCTATACCGAGCTTGATAATCTTAATCAGCTACTACGGAAGCGGTACCCTTACGTTGCTGGACCGGAGTTTACTCCTAAACGACCTAATCGAACCCAAGGATACATCGCCGGAGCTACTTTCACTAGACTGAAGGAGTTCAGCCCTACCAGTCGTGATCACATTGCCTGGATCATGAAAACACATCATGGTTGGAAACCTGATAAAACAACCAACACTGGCAAGGCGGTGATTGATGAGACAACACTCAAGGACATAGGCACAGAGGAAGCTCTGCAGTTCTTATGTTGCTTTGAGACAACCAAAAAGCTTGGTATGTTGTCTGAAGGTAACAACGCTTGGCTAAAGCTGGTACGAAACAATCGTATCCATCACCACTGCTCTGTTGCTACGAACACATTTCGATGTGCTCACCGCAATCCAAACTTAGCACAGGTACCTAGTGATCTTGAATTTAGAAAGCTATTCCGCGCTAGCCCTGGCCATGTCATGGTTGGTGCTGATCTCGCAGGGATTGAACTACGGATGCTCGCACACTACCTTGCCCGATATGATGGAGGCAGGTACGGTGACGTTCTTCTCAACGGTGATATTCACCAAGAGAACGCAGACAAGATTGGAATCTCTCGTCGTCTAGTAAAGACTGTAACTTATGCCTTTCTGTACGGAGCCGGTGACCACAAGATCGGATTATCTTATGACCCACAACTATCGCCGCAAGCCGCTAAAAAGAAAGGGGCTGAGATACGTCAAGCTTACATGGATGCAATTCCAGGACTTGAGAAACTGGTTACTGCGGTTAAGTCCAAAGCGGAATCTGGTTACATTAACCTGTGTGACGGTCGCCGCTGCACTGTTGATGGTAGCCACAAAGCCCTTAACTACCTACTCCAAGGGAGCGCAGGTATTGTAGCTAAACAGTGGATGATTCACATTCACGATACAATCAAAACGTGTGAAATTAATGCACACCAACTAGCATTTGTGCATGATGAGGTGCAGTTTGAATGTCCACCTGAATATTCTGATACACTTTCTTCAGCACTAACATTATCTGCCCTGATGGCTGGGGAAACTTATAACCTGAGAATCCCTATCGAAGCGGAAGCTAAGGTAGGTCAGACCTGGGCAGATGTACACTAACCACCAAACATATGGCTGTTAAATCTAAAACTGCATTGGGACGAGTAGAGTTTCAGTCTCGTGCTAAATACAAACACACCCGTCAAGGTAATGGTCGTCGTAGCCTCCCTTCGCATGGGCGTAAGCTCAAGCGAGGACAGGGAAGGTGAGCCTTTTAATAGATGCGGATTATATCGTCTATAAGTGTTGTGCCGGAACAGAAACTGAAATTGATTTCGGAGAAGATGTTATCGTCGTCACCTCCCAATTCTCAGAAGCTTATAAATACGTTGAACGAGAACTCTACAACATCGCTTCTGACCTTGGATGTTTTGATGATTCTATTTTGTTCTTTTCTGATAGTATCAACTTTCGTAAATCTATTGACCCAGCTTATAAAGGACACCGTAATAGAAAGAAACCGTGCGGCTACAAAAGGGTCATCAATAAACTCAAGGAAGACTACCATGTGGTGATCATGCCTACTCTTGAAGCTGATGATGCAATGGGCATCTACGCCACTAAAGAACCAGGTCATATCATCTGCAGTCCTGATAAAGATATGCGACAGATTCCTGGTGAGTTATACGACTTCACCCAGGAAGTAGTGACCATTACTCCCGAAGAGGGTTACCGTTGGCATCTTATTCAAACAATGGCTGGTGATCAGACTGATGGTTACGCTGGTGTCCCTGGTATTGGTGTAAAACGTGCAGCAGCACTTCTAGCAGAGAAAGGTGATAACTGGAAGACTGTCGTAGATGCCTTCATGGAGAAGGGTCTCGATGAGTCAGTTGCATTGCAAAATGCACGACTAGCAAAGATCCTTCAATGTGAAGACTATGATTTCACCAATCAAGAACCAAGACTTTGGACTCCCAGCCCCGATTGTCACGCTGACAATGGAGCAAGAGTTCAAACTCAAACAGATTGAAAATGCACTACGTCATCCAGAAACAAAACTGGAAGATGTAATCACAATATTCCTTGCACTACAGCGTCAGTGCTTTGTGCTTAGTAATTCAATGTCCAACCTAGTTAAGAAATGGCCCACTCCAACCTCCAAGGTCCAAGCTACTACAAGCGAGGGGCAGTAGAAGTCTGGGATTTCATCCGAGACCAAGGACTGAACTTCCATCTTGGTAATGCCATCAAATATATCTGCCGTGCTGGTTACAAAGACAGCAAAGTAGAAGACCTCACTAAAGCAATCCACTATCTACAAAATGAGCTTGAAAGCCAAATCCTTTATCAGCGTCCAAGCAAAGGAGTTCAGGAAAAGTTTCCAGGTCAGGAACAGTACGAGTCCAGCTTCACGGACTATGCAACGGAGTTTGATCGTTGAGGAGTTTAAAGAGTTCCTAGACTCTGAGAATCAACTCATCATGGGTCTCCGTGTTAACGCAACTGAGTGTCTAAAGGAACTAGCTGACCTAGTTTATGTCTGCTATCAATATGCAGAAAACCTTGGTTGGGATCTTGATGAAGCTCTCAATCGTGTCCACCAAAGCAACATGAGTAAGCTTGATGAGGATGGGCAACCTATTCGCCGTGAAGACGGTAAGGTTCTAAAGGGACCGAACTATAAAGAACCCACACTTACTGATCTTGTTTAATAATGTCTAGCTCCACCATAGAACTAATCGCCCGTACTGGGCGTGTACAATCTTGGATTGATGATCCAACCTCTCGCCTGCCTGTCTCCTGTACCGTCTTTGTCGTGGAAGACACTATGGAAGGAGAAAATGGAATCGAAGCCAGTTGGCGTTTTGTCAGCCATGCACTCCGATACGGTGCAGGTGTGGCGGTTCACCTCAGTAAGCTCCGCCCCAAGGGTACAGAAACACGTAAAGGTCAAGACCTTCTGGTAGCTTCTGGCCCTGTATCATTTGCAAAAATCTACTCCACACTCAACGAAATCTTGAGGCGTGGAGGTACTTACCGTAATGGAGCAGTTGTATGTCATCTTGATCTCAACCATCCTGATGTGCTTGACTTTATCACTGCTAGCCGTAGTGAGCTTCCTTGGGTTAAGCGTTGCGTCAACATTAACCAACACTGGTGGAATGAATGTCCAACCAACATCCGAGAAGCATTGCTTGAAGGGATCAAGCGTGGTGACATCTGGCTCAACAAAACAAAGGTAGACAAAAATGGAAATCGAATCCGGGGTAACGTATGCTTGGAGGTATACCTGCCCTCACGCGGAACATGTCTATTGCAACATGTCAACCTCGGCGGATGTGAACTCGATGACATTCAAGGTGCATTTGTCCATGGAATGTCCGAGCTGTGCGCCCTCCACAGCAAAACAGGTGTTGGAGAAAGCGGAGAGTACCTCCCTTCAGAGACTGATCGCCAAGTCGGTCTCGGACTCCTTGGGTTGGCAAACATGCTTAAGCGGCATGGTGTAACTTATAAGCAATTTGGTCAAGCTCTTCAACAGGTAAATTCTGGGCTTGATTACGAATGTACTCCCGCTACTATTCTTGCTGAGGAGATTGCCGCTGGTGTTCAGGCTGCTGCTGAGGTAGCTAAGTTCAACAAGATGGACCGAGCCTTTGCTATCGCTCCTACTGCTAGCTGCAGCTACCGCTATACCGATCTCGATGGTTATACAACTTGTCCTGAGATCGCACCTCCCATCGCCCGTCAGGTAGACCGTGATAGCGGTACGTTTGGCGTCCAGAGCTTCGACTATGGTCCGGTTGAGATTGCGTCTGAAGTTGGCTGGGATGACTACTTCAATGTAGCAAATGGCATCGTCAAGATGCTAGATAAAACGGGACTTCTTCATGGCTATTCGTTCAATAGTTGGTCTGATGTGATCACCTATGATGAGGCATTTATAGAAGAGTGGTTGGATTCTCCTCAAACCTCCCTTTACTATTCGCTTCAGGTGATGGGAGATACTCAAGACAAATCTAATGTCTATGCTGCATTGGATGAAGCTGAAGTTGACGATTACCTGGAGTCGATTCTAAATGATCCTGCTCCTGATTGTAATTGCGGCGAATGAACCCTTATCAAAAACTATTAGATCGTAAACGTACATGGACTCCTGTCCAAACAACTGCTGGTAAACTTGTTGATGGTGCGGAAGAAACTATCTACCGTGCCTTGGCTATTCGACATATGGAATTACCAGTTGGTGACTTTATCAAAGATGCTCTCAAAACTGAAGTACCAGAAATGGCAAGGGACATTCTTCTGTCCAATATCAAGGACGAAGAGAACCATGACCTTGCACTCGGTTACATCGCCAATGCTATCGGCGTTGATGAAGAAGCTGAGGCAGAAGCAAAACGACTTCGTGACGCCTGGGTTGCTCATCCAGATCACACGCTCCTCAAAGCACTTGTTGCCGAGCGTGCAATTTTCTTTGTGCTCCTCCCGTTCTTCCGATTTAACGGTGATGCTGGACTCCGAACAGTAAGCGCTGATATCAGTCGTGATGAACAAGTACATGTTGCTACCAATAGCCTTGTTTGTCGTGAGTTGGGGCTTGATATCAGTCCTTCTCTTGATAAACTGCGTAAGGCAACTATCAACTGGGTGATGCAACCATTGAGTTCTAGTAACTCCCTTAAATATTTGAACAAAAAATTTTGGCTGGATTCCAGCGATAGCTTGATGTATCAAGGGAAGGCACCTGAACTTTCTGACACACGTCGGGCACGTATGCCTGCTTTCTTTGAACATGCAAACCCCAACCTCCCCCAATACGCTTAGTCTACTAGATGTACGTGGCATGACAGCTAATGCCATGCTTACCAAGTTAGACGAGATATTTCCACCAACCAACCCTACACCTGATATGACAATGGAACAAGTTATGTACCGATCTGGTCAACGTAGTGTCGTTGAGTGGGTCATCAATTATATGGAGGAGAACGATGGCTAAGTCGTTATCTGAACTGATCAGAGAAGTTGGCGGCACTCTTAGTGGGAAAGAGGCTGAAAAAATTGCTAAACAAACTGGTAAAAGTGTAGCTGAAGTTCTTGCCAAAGCTCAAAAACTTAATATTGATATTGGTGCGGGTGCTGTAAAAACTTATAATGAATCGATATCTACACCTGCACCTTCAGCTAGTGCTGCCGAAGCGGCTGCTAAACAGGCTTTAGCACCTTTGGAAGGTCTGGTTATTGACCCTGGAAATGTTTACCAGGGTACCAGCGGTACTCAAAATGGAGTTCCAATAGTTAACATTGCCCCACGTGGCTCCAACCAACCCCAAACTCTAACTTCTGCTTCGGATCCTAATTTAGCTGCGGCTTCCTCTTCTTCCCCAATGACGCCATCCCAGCAACAACTTGGTGGTTCGCAAGCACCAGCTGGCCCTGACTACACCAGCATTATGGCTCCATTCTTGGAGATGATGGCGGCATCTACAGCTGCTAATCAACAACAAATGGCTGATCTAAGTGCTATGATGACAGCAGGTATTGCTAATTCACAAGCAATGTACCAGCAACAGATGGCACAAAACGCTGCCCTTGCAGAGCAAGAAGCTGCTGATAATCGCGCATTTATGATTAACTCTAGTCGTCAGACATCTCCTGCTAACCTTCAGCTTGGTATTGGATATAACCAGAATAAACTTGCTGGTACTGAGGGATTTAAATATCGTCCTCAGTCAGCTTCTTCTGTACCTATTGCCTTTACTTCACCTACATTGTCTGCCTCTGCAGCTTCACAAGTACCTACTGTTATTAACGTCTGATGACTGCTAAAATTCGTTATGACAGATTGTCTTCAGACCGTGCCCAGTTTCTAAACACTGCTAGACAGGCAGCCGATCTAACTCTTCCTTATCTTATCCGAGAGGATGAGGTCTACACCAAAGGATCTATCAAACTAACAACCCCGTGGCAAAGCGTTGGTGCAAAGGGGGTAGTCACTCTAGCATCTAAATTGATGTTAGCTCTACTACCACCTCAAACCAGTTTCTTTAAGCTACAGGTTAATGATATCAACCTTGGTCAAGAACTAGGTCCTGAGATTAGATCAGAACTTGACTTGTCGTTTGCTAAAGTAGAACGTATTATCATGGAGGCTATTGCAGCTTCAGGTGATCGTGTCGTTGTACACCAAGCACTTAAGCATCTTGTTGTAGCTGGTAATGCTCTTATCTTTATGGGTAAGGATGGGCTTAAGCTTTATCCTTTGAACCGTTATGTAGTAGATAGAGATGGCAACGGTAATGTTATTGAGATCGTAACAAAGGAAACAATCTCGAAAAAAATACTGAAAAAATTTTACCCCAATTATAAAGATCCTCAACCCAATGAGCCAATGGATGAATCCAGGTCTCATGAAGATGAGGTTGATGTCTACACACATTGTACTTTAGATAACAATCGTTGGATCTGGCATCAAGAAATCAATGGGGAACAACTACCTGGATCTCAAGGTAAAGCACCGAAGGAATCAACACCTTGGTTGGTGCTTAGGTTTAACCATGTAGATGGTGAAGTCTATGGTCGTGGTCGTGTGGAAGAATTTATTGGTGATCTTAAGTCACTTGAAGCACTGTCACAAGCAGTGGTAGAGGGATCTGCTGCTGCTGCTAAAGTGGTCTTCACTGTCTCCCCATCAAGTACGACTAAACCTGCTACACTTGCTAAAGCTGGTAACGGTGCTATCATCCAAGGTCGCCCAGATGACATTGGTGTTGTACAAGTTGGTAAAACAGCAGACTTCCAAACTGCTTACCAAATGATTGGTACACTAACACAACGTCTAAGTGATGCATTCCTTATCCTTACTGTACGGCAAAGTGAACGCACCACAGCTGAGGAAGTACGACTCACACAACTTGAACTCGAACAACAACTCGGTGGACTATTTTCCCTTTTGACTGTTGAGTTTTTGGTACCGTATCTAAATCGTAAACTCAGTGTTGCACAAAAGGTTGGCGATATTCCTCGCTTACCTAAGGGTGACATTGTACGACCTACTATTGTTGCAGGCATCAATGCATTAGGTCGTGGTCAAGATCGTGAAAGCTTGGCACAATTCCTCGGTACTATTGCGCAAACAATGGGACCGGAAGCCCTTCAAACCTACATCAATCCTGAAGAGGTCATCAAACGATTAGCTGCTTCACAAGGTATTGAAGTCTTGAACCTTGTTAAGAGTATGCAAGAAGTTCAGCAACAACAACAAGCCGCTATGCAACAACAAGCACAGATGGCTATGGCACAACAAGCTGGACAACTAGCACAAGTTGATCAACGTCGTGAACAAGCTAATGCTGAGATGGCTCAACAAATGATGCAACAACAACCACCACAAATGTAACCACCACTTATGAGTGAAACTCTAACTTATAACGAAGCACCTGCAGATCAAGGTGAACTCAATGCTGATGAGCAAGATTCCCTGGCTGTAGCTGAAGCAGCTGAAGGTGAACGAAATCAAATGTATGCTGGTAAGTTCAAAGATGCTGAGTCTCTTGAACAAGCTTACCTTGCACTTCAAAAGAAATTAGGTGAACCACGTGATGAAGTACAACAAACCGATGAAGCCGAAGCCGGTGAAGAAGCCGACGAAGAAGTAGAGGAGTCTGAAGAAGAAGAAGCCCCTACTGAAAATCAACTTACTCAAGAACAAGCTGAACAGTTGTTCAAGATGGTAGGTGGTAAGAAAGCTTATCAATCTATGATCAGTTGGGCTGGACAAAACCTCTCCGAAGGTGAGATCCAGATGTATGATTCAGTGATGGGTAAAGGTGATCCTAGTGCTATCTTCTTTGCTGTACAAGCACTCGCTGCTAAGTACGGTGATGCAGTTGGTAAGGACGGTAACCTGTTGACTGGCCGTAGTGCTAGTAAAGAAGACGCTACCTTCCGCAGCCAAGCTGAACTTGTACAAGCAATGAGTGACCCACGTTACGATAAAGACCCAGCTTACCGGCAAGATGTAATCCGTAAACTTGAAAACTCTGATCTTCAATTCTAATGACCACCAACATTTGGGCTAAAGAACCTACCATGTATATTGACAAAGACTACACTGTGCCTCATAACGAACGTGCTGAACTCCTTAATGGTCGCCTTGCTATGCTTGGTTTCGTGGCTGCTATTGGCGCTTACATTGTAACTGGTCAAATTATTCCTGGAGTATTCTAATCATGTCTTGCGGAAAGAAAGGCCACAAAGGCGGCGGTACTAAGAAAAAGTAGTATTGCCAGATCCGTCAATACTGCGAGTGTATTGGCGGATTAGTAGGAGTAAGTAATATAAAAGTTCTTCGCTTTATTATTATGATTCCTGTTCTAACTACTCTATCGGTGATCGCTAGTTGGTATGGTCCTGGCTTCCATGGTAACCTTACTGCTAACGGTGAACGATATAATCAAAACGCCCTTACTACAGCGCACAAGACACTACCCTTTGGAACTAAACTTCGTGTATGTTTCAAGCGGTGTGCCGTTGTTCGGGTAAATGATCGTGGTCCTTACATTCATGGTAGGAATCTAGATCTAAGTAAAGGTGCGGCTGATGCTATCGGTCTCACTGGTTCTGGAGTTGGACAAGTCAAAGTAACTCGTCTTAACTAACTTCAATGGTTACTATTGCACAACCCCAAACTAAAAATCTTTGGGACGACTTCTGCGATTGGGTAACCAGTACAGATAACCGTCTTTATGTCGGCTGGTTTGGGACACTGATGATTCCGTGTCTCCTTGCTGCAGCCATTTGTTTTATTATCGCTTTCATTGCTGCACCTCCGGTGGACATTGATGGCATTCGTGAGCCTGTTGCTGGCTCTCTTCTTTATGGAAACAACATCATATCGGGAGCCGTCGTTCCGAGCAGCAATGCCATCGGACTACACTTCTACCCAATTTGGGAAGCTAATTCACTTGATGAATGGCTCTACAACGGCGGTCCTTTCCAGCTTACCGTCTTCCACTTCCTCATTGGCATCTATGCTTACATGGGACGAGAGTGGGAACTTAGCTATCGACTAGGGATGAGGCCCTGGATTTGTGTCGCATACTCAGCACCAGTCGCTGCCGCCACGGCAGTTTTCCTTGTCTACCCGTTTGGTCAGGGTAGTTTCTCCGATGCTATGCCTCTCGGTATATCGGGTACCTTCAACTATATGCTCGTTTTCCAAGCCGAACATAACATCCTCATGCACCCGTTCCACATGCTCGGTGTCGCTGGGGTATTTGGTGGGTCGCTATTTAGTGCGATGCACGGTTCACTTGTTACGTCCTCACTTGTACGTGAAACTACTGAAACGGAAAGCCAGAACTATGGTTACAAGTTTGGCCAAGAGGAAGAGACCTATAACATCGTGGCTGCCCACGGATATTTTGGGCGTCTCATTTTCCAGTACGCAAGTTTTAATAATAGTCGCTCTCTGCACTTTTTCCTTGCTGCTTGGCCAGTGGTGGGTATTTGGTTCGCTGCTCTTGGCGTATCTACTATGGCGTTCAACCTGAATGGGTTTAACTTCAATCAATCACTGGTATCTTCTGATGGTCGTGTCGTTAACACCTGGGCAGACATTCTCAACCGAGCTAACCTCGGCTTTGAGGTGATGCACGAGCGCAACGCTCACAACTTCCCCCTTGATCTTGCTACACACACAGCCCCGGTGATTGGCTAATGGCTAAACGTGGTCTCTACGCAAACATCCATGCAAAACGGATGAGAATTAAACAAGGGTCTGGTGAGAAGATGAGGAAGCCAGGAAGCGAAGGTGCTCCTACGGCTGCTCAATTTAAGAAGGCAGCTAAGACTGCTAAGAAGAAGTAAGTAACGTACGTTCATCCCTTTCGGGACGCATACCGCCTGAGCATGGAACGGGGCTCAGACACTTCTTTCCTTACAATGACACAAGTCGAATTGGATGCCCGTGTACGGGAGCAGAAAGCTCAACAGAAAGAGCAGAAGCTGAAGTATCGCGGCGTTGCTTACACACCTAAACAGAAATAAACTTTAATAAGGGAATGTCTTATTAAAGGTTCCCCCTCCTATCTTTAATAGTGGGGCTGAAATCCACAGAGATGTGGTTGGAGCTAGGCACCTCAGAGTCGGACCTAGCTCTTATTGGCGTTGGCCTCTACGGAGACAACCTTCGCCGTCTAGACGGTGGGATAGACCACAATAAAAACTAAAACAATTTCCAAACGTTTGGGAGCAAGTCTTATTACTTAACTCCTTTAAAAATGGCTTTTCAATCTTCTGTGAACCCCGCACAACTTACTGTACCGGGTTCTAATAATTTCGGCGCGGATCGCCGTGCCCTTTACCTGAAACTGTTTTCGGGTGAGATGTTCAAAGGTTTCCAGCATAACACTATTGCTCGTGACCTGATCATGAAGCGTACCCTGAAGAACGGCAAGTCTCTGCAGTTCATCTTCACGGGTCGTACTAAGTCTGAGTTCCATACTCCTGGTAACAGCATCCTGGGTGATACCAATGGTGCACCCCCGGTGGCTGAGAAGACTATCACCTGTGATGATCTTCTGATTAGCTCTGCCTTTGTGTATGAACTGGATGAGGTGCTTGCTCATTACGATCTTCGTAGTGAGATCTCTCGTAAGATTGGTTATGCTCTTGCTGAGAAGTATGACCGTCTTGCTTTCCGTGCTATCACTCGTGGTGCACGTAAGGCTAGCCCCATCACCGCTACTAACTATGTAGAGCCCGGTGGTACTCAGATTCGTGTGGGTTCTACCGCTAACGATTCTGATGCTTATGTGGCTGCCAACCTGGTGTCTGCATTCTATGATGCAGCTGCTGCTCTGGATGAAAAGGGTGTGTCTAGCGATGGTCGTGTGGCTGTGCTGAACCCCCGTCAGTACTATGAGCTGATCCAAGCTGTTGGTACTAATGGTCTGGTAAACCGTGACGTTCAAGGTACTGCTCTGCAGTCCGGTCAGGGTATCATCGAGATCGCTGGTATCAAGATCTACAAGTCCATGAACATTCCGTTCCTGGGTAAGTATGGTACTGCTTATGGTGGTACCACTGGTGTGACTTCCCCCACCAATACTGGTGACTTCGTTGGTGAAGCTCTGGAGAATGCATCTGATGCTTCTACTGGTATCAACAACGATTATGGTACCGCTGCTGAAGTGGGTACCAAGTCCTGCGGTCTTATCTTCCAGAAGGAAGCTGCAGGTATGGTGGAAGCCATTGGTCCTCAGGTGCAAGTTACCAACGGTGATGTGTCTGTCATCTACCAAGGTGATGTGATGCTGGGTCGTCTTGCTTGCGGTTGCGATTACCTGAACCCTGCTGCAGCTGTTGAGCTGTACGTGGGTGGTACTGCTCCTTCTGCATTCTGATCTATCATTGAATTATGGGAGTCTCTTCGGAGGCTCCTTTTTTTAATCTTAATATAACACTATTGTTATCATGCCATTTCCTACCACTGGCTCCAACACTGAGCTACAAGCTGTTAATCAGATCCTGGCGTCAGTTGGTCAGGCTCCTGTTACAACGTTGACAACTGAAGAGACTCTTGTAATTAATGAAGTAAGTCGGTTCACTGGTTCTATTTCTGGTACAACACTTACGACAACTACTGCTAACATTCCAGTTGGTACCTATATCGGTGGTACTGGTGTAACAAGTGGTACGTCTATTGCTACAGCTGGTGTAGAAGCTGTACCTGCTACAGATCCTGTAACGTATGAATACACTGTGAACATTTCACAGACTGTTTCAGAACGTACCTTGACTCAATCTAATGTTACAAGTAGAGTTGAAACTCCAACCAACCCGGACGTTGCGATTGTACTCAACACCCTCCGAGAAGTGTCACGTGAGGTACAGTCAGAAGGCTGGACATTTAATAAAGAATATGATTACCCAATCACACCTGATTCTAACAATGAAGTGTTAATCCCTAACAATGCACTTCAGATGGATTTAAATCAAAACTACCCAGTTAATATGAATCGTGATGCTGTCAATCGTGGGGGTAAACTTTATGATCGTACAGCACATTCATATACTTGGGATGATGAAACCATCTATGTAGATATTACTTGGTACTTTGATTGGGAGAATATTCCAGCTCCTGTACAAGCATTCATCGTAGCACGTGCTGCTTCCATTGTATCTAGTCGTATTATTGGTGACGGTAGTCAGTACCAAATGCTTCAACAGAAGGAAGCGTTTGCCCGATCAATGGCGCTTGAATATGAGTGTAACCAAGGAGATTATACTTACTTTGGTAGTCCCCAAGGTCAAAACTATTATCAAAGTTATCAACCTTATCATACATTGTATCGCTGATGCCTGCTGTAACCCAACTAACACCGAACTTTCTTGGTGGTGTCTCTCAACAAAATGATGACAAAAAATTAAACGGTCAGCTTACTGAGTGCATTAATGGGTATCCTGACCCTACCTTTGGTCTTTTAAAAAGGAGTGGTCTTAGGTTTACTAATGTATTAAAGAAACCTGATGGATCTTTTTTCAGTAAAACTGAACTTGAAAATGCAGCTTGGTTTTTTATTGAACGTGATATATCTGGTTCATACATTGGTGCTATCAAAGATGATAACATTTATGTATGGGTAGCAGCTAGTGGTGAGTGGTGTACTGTTATCAATAATGGTACCAGTTATCTTACTGGCACAAGCCAAGCTGATTATCATTTCCGTAGTGTGCAGGATACAACTGTTGTTACCAATAGGTCAGTAGTAACTGCTATGCAGCCTGCTGGTACCTACACTGAGAATACAGTAGCCACTGTCGTCTTAAGTGTGTTGACAGCTGACTTTAATTATTCCATCACTATTCAAGGTATTGAGTTCTCTGTAACACCACAAAGTACGACGACCTTTGATGACATGTTGATATTTGATTCAGGGAGTATCAACACTAATCATAACCTAATTGACGCCCTTAGGGCTGGACTTTTAGCACAACAATCTGCTAGTAACCCTGACTTTGATGGTATATGGTACCTTGAAAGTTATACTAATAGTATCGTAATTAAACGTACCACAGGTGCTAATGCTGTTATCTTAGATAACTCTACACCTACTGGTACTCCAATCCCATTTACTATCACAGCTAAAGGTGGTGTATCTAATGACTCCCTCTATGCCTTCCAAGATTCGGTTGAAGATGTAACACGTCTTCCTACTGAATCCTTTCAAGGTCATCGGGTTAAGGTACTGAATAGTACTGTAGCAGAAGATGACTTCCACCTTAAGTTTGAAGCATACGATAATGATAGGGGTCGTGGTGTGTGGGAAGAAGGTAGGGCACGTGATGCTTCACCTGGTCTAGACTCTACGACAATGCCTTATCAGCTCCTTCGTACAGGTATTACATCGTTTGAATTCAAACCAATTAATTGGACAGAACGTCTTACTGGTGATGAAGTAACCAGTATAGTTCCTGCTTTTGTTGGTTATACTATTAACTCTACATTCTTTTATAGCAATAGGTTTGGCATCCTTTCAGAAGATAACATCATCATGAGTCGGGCTAATGACCCGTTTAACTTCTTTGTTAAATCAGCTCTTACACAAGTAGATTCAGATCCTATTGATTTGAATGTTGCTAGTATTAGACCTGCTACTTTGTATGATGTTCTACCTTCTCCTCAAGGTTTGCTTGTCTTTAGTGACCGTCAACAGTTCCAAGTTTTTACAACAGATGGTAGTGTACTGACTCCATCTTCAGCTATTGTTAGGGCTATCTCTAACTATGAAATGGATGCTACTATCCCACCAGCTGATGTAGGTACAACTGCTGCTTTTGTTAGCCAGGTGTCTGGTTACAGTAAACTATTTACCCTACAACTACGTGATGTTGAGCAACCTCCTATTGTTGTAGATATCAGTAAAGCAGTTCTGGAGTGGATTCCATCTACTGTTAATGACTTAGCAGTTAGCCCACAGAACTCTGTGATCATGTTGGTTGATCGTGGTAGCTCTTATCTTTACCTGTTTAGGTATTATAACAATGGTGAGAAAGATATCTTCCAAGCATGGACTAAATGGGAACTACCTGGTACTATCCAAACAGCTAAGATTATCAATGACTCTATTGTTGTCGTAGCACAGCATGAAGATGAATACACTATTGGTTCTATCACCCTTGATGAGATCCCCTCAGGAGAGGTCACCTCTAATACATCTGATGTGATTGGAAACCCTTGTTTAGATATGTTTACACGTCCTGTCTCACCAGCAGCTGGTGTAGATGCGGTGGTGTATGATGCGGCAAATGATGTCACCAAGGTCTACGTTCCATATACACCATTTCAACAACGAGAGGCAGCAATGCTTCTCACTAAACCACAAGCTGATCTAAATGATGCAGAAGCTCTTCTAGATGCTGATGCTGGTTATTGGTCTGCTGCTACTGAACGTACAGAAGTTGGTACAGGTTATAGATACTTTGAAGTAAAGGGTAACTTCCTACCTTATGCTGACGGTATCGTTGTAGGTTATAACTATAACTTTGATGTAACACTACCTAAGTTCTACTTTAGACGTGATCAAACCACGACTGATTTTACTGCTACGTTAACGATTTCAAGAGTTAAGTTCTCTGTAGGTAGAACAGGTGCTATTCGCTTCCAAGTAAAACCAACAGGATCTAGTGAATGGCGTGATATACAACACGTAGCAGATGCTGACTATTATTCATCAGATAGTAATCCAGTCAAACCTGAACGTATCTTTACCATTCCTGTCCACCAACGTAATACTAATTTTGAATTGAAAGTGACAAGTAATTTTCCATATCCTGTATCGTTGGTATCAATGATGTGGGAAGGTAACTATTCACCACGTCTTTATAGGAGGGTTTGAAGATGGCAAAGGATAGTCTTTTAAGAGACCAACTAGCTGAGTCTGGTTTGGAGATGTACCTAGATCCTGGTACTATGTTTGGTATCTCTACCGCTCTCGGTATCGGACAAGGACTCTTCGGTGCAAGTGAAGCTCAAAAAGCAAATGATGCAGCTAAAAGAGCTGCTGAAAAAGCTCTAGCTTTAGCTAAAGAGAATACTAAAATCTCTAATAAATATCAGAAAGAATTATTTAAAGCGGAGAGAGAAGATTACTATGCTCAAAGGGATTACCAGTACCAAATTGCTACACAAAACTGGGAATATGGTAAGCAAATCCAAGATTTCGAGTATGATCAGGCAATGCGTCAATACGCGAAGTCTGTCGGAATCTATGAGCAACAGCTAAACTTTAATGATCTTGCTGCTGACCAAGCATTTGCCAACGAAAGTGCTGCTCTTGCTGGACTCTTCACTCAACAAGCTTTTGCACGTGAAGATCAAATCATGGGTCTTCAAAAGGCGTTAACTGAGGTTGCATTAAACCGTAGGACAACAGACCTTGAGATGCAAAGTGTTATCAATAAAGGTATTATTGGTACTACATCTATCCAAGAAAACCTAAAGGAGTTTACTAAACAAACTGACTTCAAGAAGCAAAGTGCTTTAGTTGAAACCCTACAAGAACAAGGTAAGAACGAACTACGTCAAGCCGGTGGTTCAGCACGTAAAGGTGCTCAAGCTACTATGGCTGGATTCTATCGTGGTATGTCTGAACTCTCTTCCGCTTTGTCTGGTAAGCAACGTCAGGCAGCATTGCAACTAGCTGAACTTGGTCTTGAAACCTCTATCCTTGAGAAGAAGCTTGAGGTCCAAATGGAAAGTCTTGATAACACTGCAATGAGTGCCATCGCTGATGCCCAGTTTAACATGCGTGTCTTGGATGCTGATATTGCGGGTGCTATTGCTCAATCTGAAAGTAACATGCAGCAGATTAGTCTCCAGAAGTATGGTGCTGATTTGAATGCAGCAGCTAATCTAATGATTAAACCTGAAGCACTGCCTTATGCACCTGCTCCAACAATGGCACCTGAACGTATCTTTGTGAAACCTGCAAAGTATAAAGCTGGGGGTGTTGCACAACCTGTTCAGCAAAGTGTATGGGGACCGTTGGTTAGTGGTGTTGCTAGTGGTGTTAGTTCTGGTCTTTCTGTTTATTCAAGTCTTTATCAAGCTCAAAGTCAGAATACTTTAGGAAAAATCCTAAACAAATAAAGTTCGCTTAAATAACTAATGGCACGACTAACACATAACCCGACAAGACCTGACTCAACCTTCCGTCCCCTTCAAATCAGTACAGCTGAGATCACTCGGATGCGAGAAGAGACAGCTCGTATTGTCGATAATATGGAGAGGAATCGACGTGCTGAGCTTGAGCAAGGTATGGCTAATCTCAAAGCTATGCGAGAGAATGCTGAATATCAGCAACTTCAGCAACAACGTAACTTTGAGATTGAACAACAGAATCTAAAAGCTGAGCAGCTTGAAAAACAACTTGAAGCTCAAACAGCTCAAAACCAAGCTAAGGCTAATCGAGATGCTGCACAACAAATCTTTGGTAGTCTCGCTGGTCTAAGTAAAACAGCAGCCCAAGCTACTGCAGAAATTAAGGTAGAGAACGAGAAGCGTGATGTCATGGCTTCTTACATCTCTGCTGCTGTAAACCCTGATTATACTAAAGAGACTTGGTACAAAGATAAGGAAAACCAATTACTCCAAAGTGGTGAGATTTACAACAGCACTATCTCTCAACAAGAGGCATTAGGTGCTGATCCTTTGTCTAGTGCAAAAGCGAGAATCAGTAATCCTGCTCTTACACACTTCTCTAATAAAGGTAACGCTACCTTTATTCTCAGTAATCAATACCCTATAGCACTTGAAGCGGTATTGAATTCAGGGATTACTGTTCGTTATAAAGGTCAAGAAGTAGAGATCTCTCAAGCAAGGCGTAACCCAGAGATTATGGGTATTGCTGGTACGTTTGCATTGAGGACACTACTTAAAAAGGCTAACCTAGTTGGTCTTGATGATCAATTCTTGATGCCTGGTTTGAAGGCAGCCAATCAACACCTCCTTTCACAGCAAGCTCAATCTTCTAAGTTGCAGCTAGAAGATACTAACTTACAAAGCGAAGATCTAATTTTAAATTCCATCCGTAATAACGTTGATGGATTAGCTACTTATGGTCCTACAGGTTTCCGTCAGTTAGCATCCCTCCCTCATCTTGGTTATGCCGGAGCACTTGATAAGTTTGAAAGCTTCGCTACTGAACGTGATCAGGATGGTAACTTTAGGTACTCTATGGAGGAACTTAAAGCTTTAGATGTGCGTGGTAATGGTCGTACTTTTGCAGAAGAGTGGCCAAATCGTTGGACCTCTATGCAAGAGGCTAGGGTTAAGTCACAGATTGAATACGATCGACGTGAATTTGCTATAGACGACATCGCATACCAAAAGGATGTTGATCGTACAATGGAGCTGCTAAGTGGGGAAAATAATACAGAAGCTAACACTAGAGCGACTATCCAGTATTTCCGTGACATTCACCCTAACAAACCTATCCCTTCTGTCCTTACACAAAATCTAGCTAGCTTTACTGTAGAAGCAAAGCAAAAGATTGAAGCTATCAAGAAACTTGAAGCTATTCCTGATGGTCTCATCACCCAAGAGGCTGTAGCTGCTGCAGCATCTTTGGATCCTACAGTTGCACGTGCTTTGCAACAACGTTATCAAGCACAAGAAGCGCGGTATAACTCTGGTATTTATAAGGAGACTGCTGAATCCTTTAAGGCTACTGCTAATGGTGTAACCTCCTTTGGTACCAACAAACCCAACACACCTTCTAGTGTCTTCCTTCAAGAACGTATGAAGGCTGAATACCGTGCACGTGTTGATCGGGCTGTAGCAGGTGGTATGGACTTCAACCAAGCTGCTACTACTATTGGTCAAGCTTTGGATGCAGAAGTAAAAGCAGGTGCTAGAGACCCTAACAGTCAATGGTTCCGTAAAGCTGATGCTCCTGGTGGTGCTGCAACATTCCCTAATCTTAATAAAGGTGCTCTGTCTGCTGTAGAACAGGCTAACCGTAGGTTCCAAGAGCTTAAGAAGAACATCCAAACCAATGGTATTGAAACTGTTATTGGCACCAAGGGTTCTATTATTACTGCTGAGGAAGCACCTGTCATTGCACAAAGATACGGTAAACCTGGGTTCACTGTACCACAAGATGTACTGGCTGTAGCTGGTATGTCTAATGGTTTGGATCCTATGGTGATCATTAATCGTCAATTCCAAGCACTTGGTCTCCCTCCCCTTCAACCTCCTCCGTCTCTACAGACTACTGGACAGACAGTAAGTCCTGCTTTCCGTAATCTGCTTTATCAAACACCTAGTCCTGAACGTTCCACACGTGGTCTTGGTTCAACTAATACGTTTAACCCAACAGTTGTGCCTAATGGACTTGGTGTTATGTATCAACAAGCTGGGCAAGCAACTGGTGTAAATCCTGCATTCCTTGCAGCATTGGGTGAGATTGAGAGTACACATAAAGCTGATAATGTTAGCTATAATGGGTCTTCTTTTGGTGTGATGCAAATCAATCGACGCTGGCATCCTAACTTCTTCGCACAAAATGATTGGAAGGATCCACAAGCCAACATTAACTATGGTGCTCAGTATTACTCAGGTCTTCTTAAAAAGTACGGAGATCCTGCAGCAGCTGCTATGGCATACAATGCTGGCCCTGGTGACTATGATGCTTACCTACGTGGTGAAATGCCTGACGGTCCTAAGAAGACTGAAATGATTAACCACGGTAAGAAGTTTACTAAAGCTTTGTATAAGTATGGTGGTGGTGGGGTAGCACTTAATAACCCTGCTTTGATGCGTGATGGTTCTCAACTGCAATCTTCACGGATGATGATGATTCCTGAACGTGCTCTCCGTACATTCTCTCCTCAAGTATCTTCCATTACTTTTGATACTGGACAGCCTGGTATTGACGTTTTCTTTGAAGATAAAAAATTCCCAGCTGTGTTGCCTGGTGTCGTAAAAGATATCAGCTTCCAAGGTGGGCAAGGAAAAGGTTACGGTAACTATGTTGTTATCGAGTCTATTGATCCAGAAACTAATGAAAAGGTAGATATTCTATACTCTCACTTAGCTTCTAAACCTAACCTAAATCCTGGCCAAACCGTAAGGCTTGGTCAAATCATTGGTCAACAAGGTGGTACAGGTAGGGTAGTAAGTGCAGATGGTACTATTGCTTCTATTGACTTCTTACGTCCTGCTCCGAGAGGAAGTAAAGATATGACTCCCTACCGTAATTACGACTCTCTGCGCCGTCGAATCGCTAGTCAACTACGATCTTAATTAATTAAACTATGGAATACGATCCTACAGAGATGTTCAGGGTTGATCCAGGTGAAATGGAACTCTCTC